CAAATTTAAATTAGGCTTCGACCAGTTCGGCACCGGAAAAGACACTTTGTTCATTCCCCTGCTCAACAGCTTTGCCGTACAGCCAAGCGCGTGATACTTCCGCGCCATCAGGCAGGCCGTTCACAGTAACAGAATGTGAACACAGCGGATTACGCCCTGCTTCGTATGCCTTTTTAGACACATAGCCGTTCATCGTTGCCGTAACATTGTTGTACTTGTAATCGATACTTACATATTCGATTACATGGTAATTTGCCACCGCGCCGGTGCTTTCGTCTTCAATTTCGTGCTTGATTGCGATTACTTGTTTTGCCATGATTTTCCTTTCAATAGGCATTAAAAAACCCGCAAATGCGGGCAAAATAATTTCAATATTTAATTTCCGTAACCCAATGGGATACCGTCTAAGTCAACCATAAAAATATAAGTGCTGCCGGGCGTTGTCCACCCGCTCATAGATTGCCACCAACCATTGCCACTACCTAAATTAACTAAGGCATGTTGTACCGTGTTTTCATCACGGAAAAAGAACCCTTCCGCCAATTCAGCTGCGTAATCAGTAGTAAAACCGCCCGGCACATATACATCACTGTTATAAAGATGAAGCATGGCGCGGCGGACATAAGGAATAAAAACTCCTAAATTATCAGAATATTTCCGATAAGCACTTATATCAACCTTATAGTCTTTTTTCAAATCAGGGGACTGGTCGTAAGATAATTCATGAAACGATACAAGTTTTAGCCTATACCATGCCGAATGGTAAACCAATTCTCCTGCATCATTCCATAGCTTCAACCCTGCTCCACGCTCAGGCGGCTGCCATATATCAAAAATATAATATTCGATAGGGTCTTTTAACGTGAAGTTGTGCCAAATATAGACATTAAACCCTCTATCCGTACCCTGATGTACTGATTTTTCAGTTATGGGCAGCGCAGTTACCTTACTGTTATAATCGTATCCTCTTGGTTTCAATACGATTACAGGATAATTCATCCCCCTAGTATCAATAAAAGTTCTTTTACTATCCCCATTTTTCAAAAAATCTTTATCATGTAGCAAACCTGATTTTCTTAAATGGAAATTTTGGTATTGATTGCTTATTGTAACTAATGGGGCACCGCCGTTCGCATTGAATATCTTAAACATAAGGGCAAATCCCGAGAACTAAATTAATATAATCCCCTTTTTCATTACTCGCTCCGATCGCATTATCGCCATAAATCCACCCAATCCCAGGACTATTATAAAATTCGTATGAATAATGAACTTTTATGCCATCAATTCTAATTTCAGGCCACCCCGTCCCATCAATATCTGACATTGTGATAAAGTGAAATACCTTAAATCCATCAGGAATATTCGCTAATTCAGGAACCTCAATATATCCTTTCCATCCTTTACTAGACGTAGGGAGTTTGATTATTTTTAATAATTGCGGAAACCGCGAATCTACCTTATCCCGCAATGTTCCATCTTCGTTGTAGACTTTCAACCCTGCCGCCATTCATTCCACCTCCATAAAAGAGGCCGTCTAAAAACTAGACGGCCTTTCTTACATTGACAACTCAACAATAAGAACCCCTCGTTCGTTAAAGAACTGGATTTTATCATTCGTCATCTTCAGCCCAACATTACCGGACGCAGCAGATATTGACACCCTGCCATTATTATCAACAGTGAACCGACCGTTACCAAGATTCAAGCTACCGCCGTTAATGTTGCCCATATTGGCAGAAATGGCAGACAAGTTATTCACATTCAGCTTATCAGCCGTGATACTACCAGCCGCCATTTCACGCGCTGTAACGCTTCCAGCTTTCAGGCGGTTTGCGTTCAGCGTATTTGCCGTGATTTTATCGCCGTGAATATCCCCAGCGTTCAGTCTATCAACAATCGCCTTACCGTTTACCACCAGTTCGCCGTTCACGCCGACACGGTTTTGCCGTGTATCTACCGTAAATGGGAAAATATCAGCTTTGCCAGTCGAACCAACGCCGAAGCGGTCGGCGTTGACAATAAACTTGCTTTCAGGCGTGCCGTTTTTCGGTGTGGTTGCCAATCCGTAGCCTGCAACCTTGCCGTTAACGTCAACCTTGACAGTATATTGCGCCTCCAAGCCGTTAATGCTTTCGGCATGGGTTTGCACCGTTGCCACACTATCCTCCGACGCCGGTGTCCAGTCGGTCGCAACAGTGCCACGCTCCAGCTTAATACGGTCAATCCGTGAGGCAGTTCTGCCGCTATTCGGGCCACAATAAATCAATAAGCGGTCGTTCGATGGATTGTTTTTCGACCGCTGCCATGTTGTTGACAGTCGATAAACCCCATCAGACACTTTCTTCATTGCGCCTAACCAGTTCCAAGAATCCGAATTGAACGGCCAAAACGCTTCGCGGTCACTGCCCAAATCCCCCCAAATCGTTACAGTAACCGGATCGCCCTCTTGTAACGAATTATCCGTCATTTGATATGACTGAATTAAATAGTTGGAATTTTGAACTTGCGTTGCGGAATCTCGGATTAAATTTCTTCCCCCAACAGATAAGTTATTGAGTTTCGAGGATACTTGTTCAATCTTGCTTACCCTCTCACGCGTTTCCGCTTCGATTCGTGCGTTTACACTGCCTGCGCCGTTTCCGTCAATCAATGCGATTTTGTCACGCAAAGACTTGTTCAGATTGCTTTCCGTTAAATCTGTGACTGACACATCGGCAACGGTAAACGCAATACTGTTGCTGACGCGCATACCGTCTTTGCCAAAGCTGTCATAACCGGCGGCGCGTAAATAATAGGTTTTACCCTGTTGCAAATCCTTTCCGTTGCATTTTGTGATGGAAACAAATGTTTCCGCGCCATCATAGACTTTATTCGCGTCTGTTGTTGGGACAGCCTGATTCTCAGACACCCAAATCACAATGCCTGCGAAATCCTCTTCAGACGGCATAGCGCATTTGAAAAACGCCTGACGCAAACCGCTGTCAATCTCAATACCCTGCAATGGCTTGAGTTGCGGATTTTGAGCGGCCACTTGCGCCCAGTTACCAGTTTTCCCAGTAACCGCGCGCCCACGAACTTTAAAGACAACATCACGCACTTGTCCGCCGTCAGCTTTCATGTCGGCTTGCGTGTAGGTAAAGCCGTTGTCAACAATACCGCTCAAGCTCCGCAGTAGTTTTTGCGTATTACCTGCATAAACCTCTACGTCATAGGTATCAGCGCCGCCCAATTTATCCCAAGCGATAACGGCTTCTTTGCCGTATGCCCAAGATGATGTGAGGCGTAAATTCTGGATTTGCCCAAGCGGTGCGCCCTTGATGGTGTAGGAATAAGCCGGCACTTCTGCAAGCTCCTGCACACCACTACCAAAGACGTTAAAAGACACCAGCTTAACCCAAACCGTGCGTCCTACCCAGTTCGCAGGGACGGCATATTTGAACATCGCTTCATCGATACGCACAAACTGGCTGCCTGCATTGTGTCGGTCGATATTTGAGCCATACGCGCCGCGTGTCAGGTTGCCCAGCGTATAACGTCCCACGCCTTTCAATTCGGCAGTCTCGTAGGCCAAAAACTCGCCGTCAACGTAACACAAGGTCAGCAAATCGCGGCTGTCTTGCTCCGTTCCGCCTGTCATTTGTCCGGCGGAAATTTCAACATTCAGAGTGTTGGCGCGGTCAAAAACTGCACCGCTTGCCAAAGGCGCGGACAGTGAGCCGAAACGCGCTTTCTTGTTGGTCGCACCGATTCGCGTGTAGCTGTCGCCATCGGTCGAAATCCACACTTCAGCGCCGCCCCACATATCGCCGCCAGCGGTTGCAAGCCAAACTTGAGGCTCGCCGCCAGTCAGTTGTAAAGGTGCTTCAAAAATAACAGGCGCATGGGCGTTACCCGGCGATTTGTTGTAATCAGCGGAATAACCTAATGACGGCTGTGTAGGGTAAGCCGTAGCCGATGCCGCGCCCATCGGGAAATCTTCGGCCTTGACGGTCAAGACACCCTCTTCGTCCTCCTCAATCTCAATGATTCGGACAGGCGTTTTATCAAGCCCCAAGCCCTCGTCTGTCAGCGTTACCAAGTCCATAGGCTCAAGCAGGCAGTATTTCCAACCAAGCTTAAACTCATACTCATTGCGGACGTACAAGGCACGCTGTAACAGCAGTTGCGCTACATGGTTTGCGACTTTAGCGTCACAGATTCCGTGCATTTTTACCGCATCTTTAGGGCGCAGGCCGTATTGCTCAATATTCGCTTGGTCTTTCACTTCGGCCACGGCGATATTGTAGTCATTGGCGCGGTCGAGATACTCAACCTGTATTTGGTTGTAAGCGTCCGCATTGGTTTTGCGCTCAACCTTTAAAGGGTCTTCAGCACCCGAAACGATAAAATCATCATCGGTCAAGTCGTAAACAGGTGTCAGGTTAGGCACATAGGCCGCGCCGTTTCCTGATAACTTCACGTCGCCATAAGGGACAATTTTCAGACGGCCTTGTGAAAACACTGCCGCGCTATTGGTCTGTTCCAACAGTTCGGAAATGTTTTGCTGTGCCTCGGTCTGCTCACTGTAAACAGGGCTTAAAAAGATACCTGCCGCGCGGCAATAAACGCCGTAAACGCTCGTGTCGCCCAAGTTTTCAGCAGGGAATCCACAACCGTAGTTCTGATTCGTCAGCATATCGCGAATAATTTCGCTTGGATTTGCATCAGGGATTGAGGACGAATACCCCATTTTCCCGATAACCTCGAAATTATGGCTATAAATCTGCGCTGATTTTGTCAGTTCGTAGTTTGGGCTGTAAATGTAAGCCGTGCCAGAGTAGTTGATTGCCTGCGCTTGGTGTTTCGGCTGTTGCAAGTGCGTCCAAGTCGGCTGTTCATCGCCGCCTTTTGCAAGATTCAGGCGTAATTGTGAAAGCGATTCAAACTTTTCTTTGTCGCGCCAAATGCGCCCAATCCCCTTAATCTCGCCCTCGCACAAGGCCATCATGACAGCGGCTTCGTAGGTATAGGAAATATCCTCTTGTTTTACGCCACCGCCGCCCTTGCCGCCTTGTCGGGTCGTTGTCTTGGTCTCAATAGTGGTAAAGTCGCCGTACCAAATCAAATTGCCAGCAACACGCGCCCGACCGTAAACAACAGGCAGGGTCAAGCCTTGAGATGATTGCTGAACCTGTAGGGATAGAATCCGTTGTTCAGAATTTGAAATAGTGGAAGTCTTACCGCCCATGAGTAACCTCTATAAAATCAATCTATTAAATGCGCTTCATACCAAACGCCGTACAACTGCCCCAAATCATTGGCGTTTTTTGCTGCAATATCGAAGCCTGTTTTTGTCACATTTGTAATATAAATTGCTTGTGCGGAATTTGTTTTTAGGTCAAACGTAACCTTAACAAATGGGATTTTTGAAAACGGCTTTTTAAATTTAATCGTTGTAGATTCGGAGGGATTCAAATCGTCAAAAAAAACACCTCGGGTGACGTACGCCGCCTTTAGGCAGGTTGGCAAGTTGTTTTTTGACGGCTTCCAATTCTTTTTTAATTTCGGTGTCGTCATAACTACCGCCAGCGGCTTCATCGTGGCCACTACCCAATCCATAAGCTGTTATTTGAATATTCATTCTTTTGCTCCAAAAGTAAAAAATTTCATCGGACGGCCTAAAAGTTCGGCCTGATCCAATTCGTCTAAAACCACACCGCGCCCGATGTAGCTGTGAATAATTTTGTTGTCGCCAACATAAACCGCGCCATGCGAAAACGTGCGACCAAACTTCCAGACGACAACGTCGCCCGGTTGCGGCGTATCGGTCTCATGACAGACTTTTAAAACCCAGCCAAGATAACGTTCCTCGTCTCTGTGTAAGTGCCAGTCTTGAGGATATGGCCGTGGGTCAAAATCAGCAGGCAGCAAGCCAGCCTCCTGATAGATTGCGACAAGAATCATCGCGCAATCCACACCAGCACCTTTTACCATCGCTTGATGATGGTACGGCGTGCCAAGCCACGAATAAGCCTCTTCGACAATCCGTTTTCTTAAATCCATTTCAGACGGCCTCATTTAAACCACCGTATCAGCAGATGGGATATAGGGGAAACCGCGGAAATGCACGATGTTTTGAAACTTATCCTTACAGGTGCTTTGTCGTTTATCGCATCCCGGGTAGATTTTGAAAACATCTCCAGCGCGTGGTGGGTGCGGTAGGCGCAAGGCAAAAGACAGTGTGCCGTCTTTGTGTTCCTTGACGGTGCGTGTCAACCCTGCATTAAGGCCGCTTGTAAACTTGATAACGCCCTGATTAAACCAACCGTTCGCCTGTGTCAGGTTGCAAGTCAGTTCCGTGCCGGTTGTACTGTTTGCGGTTACACGGCCGTTCACGGTAAACTTTTCACGGTTGACTTTACAGCCACCGTCATAAAGCGTTCTCATACAACCGGCCTGATAAATGTTGCGCGGGCTTGATACGTTCAGTAATTCAATATCCGACTTGACATCAACCTTGACGGACGACCTGCTACCCGACACGTCCGACACGCGGCCGGAAAAGATGATTACCGTACCAACAGGCTCAGGATTTGGCGTGAGGAAATCGCGGAAAAAGACACGCTCAATAACCACCCGTGCGCCGTCTAAAGCACCACCAAGCGCGGCCTCTGCCCACTGCAAGCCCTCAAGTCGATAACTTGGCTCGGCGGCGATTTGCAACGTGTTGGAATCAACATCAAGCCCTACCGCCGTTCTTGTCGCTCCGCGTTTGATAATCAGCTTATAGGCTTCGTACTGATTCCCCTGCCATGTAACAGGCTTATCGAAATTCGTATGACGCAATACTTGACCATTTGCCAAAGTGATTGTGAACAAATCGGCCATCAGAAACCTGTCTTCGTTGTGAAGCAGGTTTATCAATTCAGCGCTTGCACTTTTCATAATTTCAAACTCGTAAACTCGATTTTCTTCGCGTTCCACAAATGACCGATGAAGTTTTCAAAATCCACCGTATCAGAAGTGAAGCGGACGCGGAAATAAAAACCGCCTGTCCATGTGATGGGCCTACCGGGCGTTTGCGGTGTGTTCAAAACCAATACGCCGTTATTGTCTATCGAGAAATCACGGCCATGTGTCAAAGCAACACCGCCTACTTTAACCACCGGCACACCTTTTACCGCTAGAACAGGTTCGGTAAAACCGCCGTAATTGCGCACAAGCTGGTATCTCGTTACACCCTGAACGACATTCCCGATAAGCTGGTCTGTAACCTTGTTGTCCGCCGGGTCTTCGTACAAAAAGCTGTCGAAACTGCCGCGGCGTTCATTGAAAAAGCCTGCCAGCTTCTCAAGTTCGTTGATTGAGGCTTTTGTTCTTAGCACTTCAAACGACAGCGAGAATTTCCACTGCGGATAAGTGTAGTACGCACTACGAATCTCACGCCCTGAAGCAGACTTTTGAATATTGGTACTCCAAACAGCCGTTCTTTTCCGTCCCCACTTCAAGCCGGGGAACGTTGGGAAAACTGCGTTGCTCATATCAAATAATCCCCTTCGCTTTCAGCAATGCGTTAAATTCGTCCTCTGATAACTCGCCACCGCCAAGCATACTGATGGCCTCTGCCTCGTCTGTTTCGCTCTGTACAGGGCTAGACGACGGCTTAATGCCCATGTATGAGGCTACCAAGATATGCACGGGCGGATGTTCACGCCAGTAGTCGTTTAAATACCCGATTCGCGGCAAATCCAAGTTGTCGGCAACGTAATCCCACGTCCACCCAGTTGAGGCGCAGACGTGGGCAATCATCGCGCCGAAACTTAAACCGCCGCCTGAGCTTCCCCCGCTTGTGCGGCTTCCTGCTCCTTGCGTTTCAAGCCTGAAACATCCATCACAGCGGCGAATACTTCGTTCATGTTGCCAATATCAATCAAATCGGCCACTTCTTCGCGTGTCATATCGGGATAATTTCGGCTCATGGCGGCATAGGCGCAATCGATAACGGTAGAAATTTGTTTTGCGTCTTGCACATTGCCGTCAAATGCACCAATACGGCTTTGCAACTGCTCCAATGCGCCAAGTGCGATAGGTGGGATAACGTAATTTGTGCCGTTCAGTTCAACGGTCACGCCTTTAATTCGTACGGTCATTTTGTTTTCCTTTTTGGGGTAAATGAAAAAGGCCGTCATTTTCAGACGGCCTGCATTATTACTCTTGAATCCACAACGTACCGACTTTAAAGCCTGCTTCGTCGGTTGAGGCAGTAAAGTCAATTTCAGGCACGGAGAAGTCATCGTTTTTAGTCGAGAACAAACCAAGTTTGCCACTGGTTACGCTTTCCAGTTCCAGAAAGGCTTTTTTGCCTTTAAACTGAGTCAGGTATTTCAGTTTAAAGGTCGGCGTGTTACCCATCGCCATATTAGACAGCTCAATTTTCTTGGCTGACGGCGTAACTTTCGTATAGGCAAAGCTTGGGAATACCGTTTTACCTTTGGCACTTTCGTGGAACGTGTAAAGGCCGGTATTTGAAACTGTATATTGACCTGCCGCCGGGTTGCTGGATACTTTAATATAAGCCGTGCCGTCCTCGCCCATCACGCCAGCGTCATCAGCGAAAGTGCCGCCACCAGGCACGGTTACCTGAACAGTGTACGCACCAGAAGACGGCACGGCTTTGCCAGTGATATCGGCAAACAGGGCTTTCATTGATCCGGTCGCAAACTCAGCACCAAAGAACAAGGTATTCAGCGTCAAGCCGTTAATCAACGCGCCTTTCATTTTGCCTGACACTTTGACCTTACCTTGAGCAACAGCCAGCGCGAAGCGGTTTTGGCCGTAAAACTCTTTCAACTCTGCCGACAAGTCAACAGACATTTCCTGCAAGCCCATGATTCGCACAGGCGTTGCGTTTTGCACACGGTTGCCGTAAGCATCCGTAATCATCTCGGCGAATACCTCGCCACTACCAAACGTCAATTGCATGACATTTCCTTTCTAATTGCCGACTACGCGGCGCAAATCATAATTGGGATAATACAGACGGCCTGATTACCAAGCGTTCCCTCGTCTGTTTCTACCGTACCCTCAACGCGGCAATACTCAACGTCCGCGCCATCAACCACTAAAGCCGTTTTGCCCGTGATAGGGTGGACGGCGTTCACAGCATTGCACACCGCGTCAATCAGCGGATTCATGATAGGCGCTGGCGGCTCGCCTGCGGTCTGAACATACAGATACACGTCAACGCGCAACAGCCATTTCGTCTCTTGCCCTGTTGTCGTTACCGCCTGCATATCGCCCTGTGCCATAAACAACGCCGGTTGGTCGTAGCCTTTTACGTCATTCCAATGCAGCAGTTTGCGGCTCTTGGTTGTAAAACCGTCTAAAGCCTCAAGCTTTGCCCACAGCGCGGAATAAATCGCTTCACGATTCATCGCAATGCCCTTTCAATAGATTTTTGCAAATCTGCTTCAATATCCGGCTTCATATCGCGCAAAGCCGACCGTAAAAACGACCGTTCAGGCAGTTTCACATTGCGAGAGTGGGCGCGGATTTGCACATAACGCGGCGATTTCAACGGCCTGCCGAAAGCTTGACGTATTTGCCTCATTGAGGCTTTAACGTTGACTGTTCCAGCAAAGCCATATTCGTGCGCCGCGCCGTATCGGACATTCGTGTTGACCTCGCCAACTACCAAACCGCCCGAACTGGTTACTTGATGATGTATTGAGCGGCGAAGATTGCCAGTCCGTACATTCAACACCTGCCCAGACAGGCGGTTTTGCTTGACTTCACGTTGCAACTTCAAAACCGACCGACCGATAGATTTTTCAACCGCCGACTGCACGCCGTCAGAATAAGCTTTCAAGACGGCCGCGATTGCGTCGCCCCCGATAAACTCAACGTTCAGCATTTCAGACG